TTTTTGTGAGTTTAGCAAGTATATGAAAGTCAAAGATGGTTTAGGCACACCTAAACAAATTTACAAACCAACTAAGGAGTTTTAATGGAAATTACCGCAGTAAATGTAAATCATTTGTTTCAAGAAACACTCTGGAAATTTAAAACTTCTGGGGTAGATACAAAGACACGCAATGGTGATGCAATTATGATTAATGAACCTGTTCTGACAACCGTCATAATACCAACAGAACGAGTTTTATTTTCAAAGCAACGTGATTGCAATCCTATATTCCATTTAATGGAAAGTGTTTGGATACTTGCTGGTCGTCGTGATGTTGCTTTTCTTGATCAGTTTAATTCCCGCATGAAACAATATAGTGATGACGGTAAAATATTTAATGCGCCATACGGATATCGTATGCGTCATCAGTTCGAAATAGATCAGCTTGAAGCAGTGATTATGCATTTAGAATTAAATCCTGAATCTCGTCAAGCAGTTATTCAGCTCTGGGATCCGCAGGATTTATTACGTGACACCCTAGACCGTGCTTGTAATACACAAATGGTTTTTCAGGTTAAAAACGGCAGATTAGATTTAACAGTTTTCAATCGATCAAATGATTTCTGGTACGGTTACATTGGTGCTAACATTGTTCATTTCACAATGATTCAAGAGTTTGTTGCGATTGCTTTGGGTTTGCGTTGCGGGGTTTACAGAACAATCAGTACTAATCTGCACATTTATAAAGATTTGTATGATGCGTCTAAGTATATTCAGTATCCTCCACCTTGCGAAGACTATGATTATTACAGCGCCAACTTAGTTAAGCCACGCAATCTTTATGAGGGTTCATGGAAAACTTTCCTGAATGAATGCGAACTCTTTTGTAATGAACCAATGAACCCATTAAACATGAAATATGAACACAGCTTTTTCCCTGAGGTTGCAATACCGATGGCCAAGATAGGTTTCAAAAGAATGCACAAAATAAGCTCTGGCGTTGAACATTTGCCTGAAATAAAAGCACAAGATTGGCGCATGGCAGTTAAAGAATTTATGAACAGGAGAGATGATGTCAGCAAATGATAAACAAGTAGCAGGAACACATTACAAATCTAAAATACAACATTGGGATTATGTTGTTGCGAATGACTTAGATTATTTTCAAGCCCAAATAACAAAGTATGTAACTAGATGGAGAAAGAAAAATGGACTTACAGATTTGGAGAAGGCTTCGCATTTTCTTGAAAAGTATATTGAAATCGAGCGGAAGAAAGAAGATGAAGAATGTTCTGAGCCTACTGGATATTATGTAAATCAAGACAGATGAAAACAATAATATTTGATACAGAAGTCTATAAGAATGTGTTTTTGTTGTGCGGACTCGTTCTTGAAGACAATGAATATTTCGCCATATGGGGAGGGGACAATGTCGCCGAAGAAAACATTCGTAGTTTGTTTGATTCTTCTAATTGTTTTATTAGCTTCAACGGTATTAAATATGATATGCCGATTATTGGTTATTATCTAACAGGTAAAACAAGTGAAGAGCTAAAAGACTTAGGTGATGAAATAATCGAAGGAAACTTAATGCCTTGGGAAGCTGAACGCAAATACGGATTCCGCATTCCTAAAATTGATCATATCGATTTGATAGAAGTTGCTCCGTCGTTCGTCAGCTTAAAAACATACGGGGCTAGAATGAATATGCCTACGGTTCAGGATCTTCCGTATCACCACACTGCCATTATAACTGATGAACAGAAGCCGAAGTTACAAGAATATTGTTTTAATGATGTAAAAACAACAGCCGAGCTTTATAGGCGTTTAGAAGGTCAAATAAAATTGCGAGTTGAAATAAGCAAAGAGTATCAAGTTGATTGCCGAAGCAAATCAGACTCACAAGTAGCTGAGCAAATGTTTTTAAAACGTCTTGATATAAAACGTAAGCAAATTGGAATACCCGCCTACGTAAGATATAAAATGCCAAGTTTTATTAAGTTTTACTCGGATGAGCTTATTCAGCTTGCAGAACGCATAGAAGAGCATCTCTTTATTGTTAAAAAGCCAAGTGGGCACGTTGAGCTTCCCGCATTCTTAAAGGATGATCTGGTTAGGGTTGGTGACGGTATTTATCAGATGGGTGTTGGCGGGTTGCATTCGCAACATGATAAAAAGGATTGTTATGTTTCTGACGATAACTGGTGTATTATGGATTATGATGTGGCTTCTTATTATCCCGCTATTATGCTTAATTGTAATCTTGTACCTATGAATACAGGGGAGAAGTTTTTAGAAGAATATAGAACTTTATTTAATAGGCGTCTTGAAGCAAAGAGGGAAAAGAATATGGTGATTGCTGACTCATTACGTATTGCGCTTAACGGCACATTTGGTAAGACAGCAAACTGTTACTCACCCCTCTACTCCCCTGATGTTATGATCAATATCACATTGACAGGGCAGTTACTTCTTCTTAATGTGATTGAACAATTAACACGACACAATATAGAAGTTATCTCTGCGAATACAGATGGAATTATGCTTTATTACAGAAGGATTGATCAGCATGTTGTTAATGCGGTAATCAATCATACAAGCGAAGTAACAAAGTTTATTTTTGAAGCAACTCCTTACAGATGTGTGGCGTTGAAAGATGTTAATAATTATTTCGCTGTGAAAGTTGACCGCAGTGTAAAAGTAAAAGGTATTTATTCAGCGCCGACGTTAAGTAAAAACCCAACAGCGCCAATCGTTTCTAGGGCAGTGGGTGAATGGTTGGCGAATGGGACGCCATTTAATGAGACATTAAGAAAAGGAAATATAGAAGATTTTATAACCGTAAGAAAAGTAACAGGAGGAGGTGTACAAGGCGATAAATATTTAGGTAAAGTTGTAAGATGGTATCAGACCAAAGAGCAATTGCCACCAATAACATATGCTAGTAACGGAAACAAGGTAGCCAAGTCTTCAGGCGCACGTGAATGTATGAAATTACCTGTTGATATTCCTGAAGATTTAGATTATGATTGGTATGAAAACGAAATACTAAAAGTAATAAAGGATATCGGTGCTAGCCGATTTTTATAACCGCAAGAAAGGAAAAAATGTCTGATCAAAAAAGACCCGTAGTATGGGTTGTTGATAATTCTCTAAACAAAACAATCAAAGACGTTATAAGATTTGGTGAGCCAGAGCACATTTACTCTTATGTTGATAAAGATATTGATTTAGTTAATCATGCTAGAGATGTTTTATCAGCATATCGAGAAGGAGATTATTTATGTTTAATTGGTGATCCAAAATTAAGTTGTATTGCATCAGCAGTAATAGTACAAATGAACCCAAGTCATGAAATTAAGTTTTTACAATGGGACGCCAGAAGTTATAGATACGAAGAATTTAATTTATCAATTTAATAAAGGAAATAAAATGTCATTCAAAGACAACCTAGTAGTAGGTAAGCAAGAACTCCCACCACGTATTTGTATTTATGGGAATCACGGAATAGGAAAATCAACAATCGCATCACAGTTTCCTGATCCTATTTTTATTAACACAGAAGATGGATTAGACTCTCTTGATGTTACTTCTTTTCAACGTGCTGGAGAGATAAATGATGTAGTTGATGCTATCAAAGTTTTATTAAAAGAAGAACATGAGTACAAAACATTAGTTATTGATTCAGTTGATTGGTTAGTTGAACCTCTTATCACAAAAGATATTGAGAGCTCTCATGACGCAAAAGACTTAGGTTACGGCAAAGGTCAAGTATTTGTCGCAGAGTCTTTTAGAGAAATACTTCAAGGACTAGATGCATTACGTCGTAAAAAGAGCATGAATATTATTTTGCTTGCTCATGCTAACGTAGTGCGTTACGAAAACCCTCTTACTGAGCCTTACGATCGTTTCTCACCAAAGTTGCCGAACCGTTGTAATGCTTTGCTTCAAGAATGGTGTGATGTTATTGCTTATGCTGGTTTCAAAGTTATTGTTAAGAAATCAGATGTAGGCTTTAATAACACAGTCAACCGTGGAATCACGACTGGGGAGCGGCTGCTTCATGTTGTAGAAAACCCAGCGTATGTTGCAAAAAACCGTTATGCGTGCCCTGATGCGTTCGAAATGAACATTGAAGAAATCGCAAAATATATCCCTATCAAACTTTAATAAAGGAAATAAAATGTCTAAATTTGGATTCGATTTAAATGAGTATAATTCAGATGGTGGTAGCAAAGATTACTCCCCATTGCCAAAAGGTGAATATACAATCAAATGTGTAGAAGCAGACCTTAAAGAAACAAAGAGTGGTGGGCAAATGATTGCTGCTAAGTTTGAAGTTGTTAAAGGTGATTATGTTGGTCGTTTTATTTGGAGCAATTATAACATTCACAATAACTCTGAGAAGGCGCAGCAGATTGGTCGTGAGCAATTATCAGCATGGGCAAAAGCATCAGGTAAACCCAACGCAAGTTCTGTTGACGAGCTCTTAGAGAAACCTTTTAAATGCTCGCTTGATATTGAAGCAGGAACAAATGGGTATGCAGATAAGAACCGTATTGTTGGTTATGTTATGAGTGAAGCAAAAGCGCCACAGAAGAGTAGCCTTGCTGATATGAAAAATGATGATCCTGATAGCGCACCTTCAAAAGCGAAAACAGATAAGAAAAAGAATCCTTGGGATTGAATGAAGGATGGGGGCTTAGACCCCCAATTTTAATAAAGGACTATAATGGCAACGAAAAAACCACTGAGTATACCCATACCAGTACAAGAAGTAGAAATGGTTGAACGCATTTATGATTCAATTAAAAAGAAAAAATCCCGTAAATTTAATTTATCAAGACTAGGTGCATCAGGTATCGGTAACGACTGCGTTAAACGTATCTGGCTTTCATGGAGAGGGTATGACAACCCACAACCTAGCGGAAGAATATTTAGGCTGTTCGAGACAGGTAATCTACAAGAAACAAGGATTGTAAATGACTTACGTGATGCGGGTTATAGCGTTTGGGATATGATGGAAGATGGGCAACAATATACGTATACGGATA